CGCTGTAGGTTATCAGGCGGGGTATAGCAACACTACTGGTACAAATACTGTGGCAATTGGCTATCAAGCAGGATTCAGTAATTCAACCAGTAACAACAATGTATTTATTGGCGACAGGACTGGATTTTCAACAACGGGAGCAAACAATACTTTTGTTGGTGAGTATGCTGGTAATGCCGCTTCCACAGGCACAACCAACACCTTCTTTGGGTATGGCTCTGGCTATCTGATGACCACGGGTTCCAAAAACACCATCCTTGGAGCATTCAACGGCAATCAAGGTGGCTTAGACATCCGCACAGCAAGCAACTACATCGTGCTGTCTGATGGGGATGGGAATCCACGGGCATGGTTTCAGTCAGGCGGAGTTTTTAATTGCACTGGTGTGCGTGACAACACTACGGCTACTGCTGGCAACGTAGGCGTAGATGGTGACGGACTTTTCTATCGTTCAACTTCTGCCCTTAAATACAAACAAGACATCCGTGATGTTGAAGATTTTGACATTAACTTATTGCGGCCTGTTCGTTATAAATCTAAATGTGAACGTGATGACAAAACCAAAGACCATTTAGGATTGATTGCTGATGAAGCGGCTGAAGCTGGTTTTGAAGAACTTGTCACTCGTGGAGTAGCTGGCGAAATTGAAGGTTTCCAATATGAGCGTTTGACTGTTGTATTGCTCAAGAAATTGCAAGTTCAAGATGCGTTAATCACTCAACTCAAGGCACGTTTGGATGCCGCTAATCTTTAAAGGACTAACATGACCACTTTTACAACCCGCATCACAGCTATGTACACCCTGCAACAGCCTGACCCTAACTATGTGGTCAATGCTTTGTGGGAAGTCACTGGCGTAGATGGCACTTACACTGCCTCTATCGGTGGCAACACGCAGTTCAACTCTGCTGACCAAGAGGGTACATTTATCCCTTACGCTAATTTGACTGAGGCCATTGTGATTGGTTGGATTCCCGCTGACCAAATTGCAAGCGCACAAGCGTGTGTTCAAGGCCAGATCGACAGCCAGATCACACCGCCTGTTAGTCCCCAAAACACACCTTTGCCTTGGTCAGCATGATCTGCCAATGGTCAATCACAGAAACTCAAACCCAAGACGGCTTGATTCTCTGTGCTAAATACCATGTGACTGCAAAGGAAGATGACCTATCTGTTGAAACAGAGGGTTATTGGACATTTGACAGTCCCAAACTATCTACTCCTTTTGATCAAGTGACAGAGGAAATGATTGTTAGTTGGATTGAAAAAGAGACTATGCGAGATGGCGTTTGCATCATAAAATCTAGGCTAAAAGAGCAATTAGATTCTCTGAGCAAAAGCCAATTTACGCCCCCTCCTTGGCAACCTCAGACTTTCACCGTGAAACTGTAAGGAATAACTATGGCTGTGCCGTATGACATTGTTAGCCGAGCGCTAAAAGACATTGGCGCATTGGAGGCGGGTGAGACTCCAAGTCCAGACGCAGCGCTTGATGCGTTTGAGATGCTGAACGACATAATTGACCAATGGTCAAACGAAAACATGATGGTTTTCAATGTCACAGAGATCATTTGCCCTGTCATTGCGGGTCAAACCCAATACACAATTGGCCCAAACCCATCAACCGTCAACTTTATCGGTGCGTCTTTCACAGGCTCAATTGCGGGAAATATCCTCACGGTGACTGCCATTGCTTCAGGCGCTATTGCTCAAGGGCAGACGCTAAGTGGAACAGGGATCGCTGCGGGAACAAAGATTACGCAGTTTTTGACGGGTGCGGGTGGCAACATCAATGAAGTGGGTACATACCAAATCAACATCCCCCAAACCGTTGCATCAACATCAATTACGGCTTACTATCAAAAGCCTTTGAACATTGATTCAGCTTTCGTTCGTGTGAACACCACATCCAACGGTCAACCGATTACAGGCGGTGGTTTGGATTACCCAATGTCGGTGTTGGAATTGCACAGCTATCAAATGATTGGTTTAAAGACGCTAAGTGGCCCGTGGCCCAAGGCGGTTTACTTTAACCCTGGCGCTGATTCGGGCAACCTATTTATTTGGCCTAGCCCATCACAAGGTGAACTCCATTTGTTCGCTAATACGTTGTTCAGCCGTTATGAATCCATGTATGAGGATTTGGTACTGCCACAAGGCTACTCAATGGCCCTCAGATGGTGTTTAGCAGAACGTTTGATGCCCATGTACGGCAAAGCCTCTGCAACGCAAATAACAATGATTCAGACGTTTGCGGGTCAAGCCAAAGCGACTCTGAAACGCACCAATATGTCACCATTGCAAACCGCACGTTATCCTGATGCTTTGCTTACGGGTAAGGCAAAAGATGCTGGATGGATACTCACAGGCGGCTTCATTTAAGGGACTACCATGCCAGATTTCGGTTTTGTCGGCCCATCATACGAAGCACCAAGCATTTACCAAGATGCTCAAGAGTGCATCAACTTTTTTCCTGAGATTGATCCTGTAAAACAGCCAGGTGAGCGAGGGGTGGTGGCGCTGTACCCAACGCCAGGTCTCACCGTCAAGGCCGTTTTCCCCAATCAACAAGAAGTGCGTGGGCTTCATTCGGTTTCTGGTGGTGAACAGCTGATTGCGGTGTGTGGGCCTTACGTCTATGCGCTGACAGCCAATCTTGTTCCATCTGTAATTGGTCAACTTAATTCCAGTTCTGGAATAGTTCGGATCACCGACAACGGGGTCAATGTTTACATTGTGGACGGTGCTTATCGTTACACCTGGTATATCTCAAGCCCAGCAGCTGCTGTGTTTACTGGATCGACAAGCGGGACAACATTGACGGTTACAAGCGTTTCTAGCGGAACAATTGCCATTAACCAGTCTTTGTATGGCATTGGGATATTGCCAGAAACCGTGATCACAGCCCTTGGAACAGGAACTGGCGGGACTGGCACTTATACGATCAACAGAAGTCAAACTGTGGCTTCTGGGTCTTTAAGTTCTGCAACCGTGGGCGCTGTGGTGACTGCAACAATTGCAGGGACAACCATGACCGTTTCTGCGGTCACATCAGGCGTTCTCCATGTTGGACAGACCGTTCAAGGCGCGGGCGTTACCCTTGGAACAATCATTACCGCTTTGGGTACGGGATCGGGCGGTGTTGGAACTTACACATTGAGTGTGGCAAGTACGGTAGCTGTTGGCGTGACCATGTTTGGTCTTAACTTCTCTGTTCTGCCATCAACTGACGGGGCATTTAGCGGTGCAAACACCGTGGACATTATTGACAACTACTTTGTCTATAACAACCCAACAACCCAGCAATGGGGCGCTAGTGACCTTTTGTCGCCTATTTCACCCTCAACTAGCTACTCACTAAAAGATGGCGCACCAGACGATTTGGTGGCGTTGATCGTTGATCACCGTGAAGTTTATTTGATGGGTGAGATTTCCTCAGAGGTGTGGACAGATGTAGGAACTGTGCCGTTTCCATTCCAAAGGATTCCTGGCACATCAACGCAACACGGTATTGCTGCGCCCTTTTCTTTGTATCGCCTTGGCAACTCATTTGCGTATGTTTCACGCAACAACCGTGGTCAAGCGCAGATCATGCAAATGCAGGGTTACATCCCACAAAGAATTTCCACTCATGCGGTTGAGAACACCCTAGCCAATAAATATGTTGAAGATGCGGTGGCGTGGACTTATCAGCTTGAGGGCCATGAAGTTTATGTGGTGACATTCCCCACATTGAATTTGACATGGGCTTATGACGCAACCACTCAGATGTGGCACAAATGGCTTTACACGGCAACAGACAGCACTTACCAGCGTCATCGTGGCAATTGCTGCGCTGTGTTTCAGGGCTTAGTCTTGATTGGTGACTATGCAAACGGCAAACTGTACGAATTGGATAAAACCAATTACACAGACGATGGTCAGACTGTGCGCAGATTACGCAGAGCGCCTCATTTGGTGACTGAGTTTCAGCGTCAATATTTTGATGAATTGCAGATTCAGTTTCAGCCAGGCGTGGGAACAACTGGATTGTCAGCCCCGTTTGGTCGATATATTCAGAATCCTTATTACATTCCGCCAGATGGCACGTTAACCATTGGGCCATTGGACACGGTTTATTTGAGCGATTTAGCTACAATCAATCAAACCACACCGACAACTTATCCACAAGCAATGTTGCGGTGGTCAAATGATGGTGGTTCTACTTGGTCAAACGAGCATTGGACGGGTGTTGGTCAGCTTGGAAAGTACAGAAATCGTGCCATTTGGCGCAGATTGGGAACAGCCCGTGACCGTATTTTTGAAGTGGTGGTGACTGATCCTGTGAACTTTGTCATCATTTCAGCAAATCTTAAAGTACAAGGGGCAGATAACTAATGGCTACTTCAGGACTCTCAAGTACACAACAAGTTAACCCCTATCCACAAGCACCTTTTTTGGATGGGGCGACTAATCGTCCATCACGGGCATGGCAACAGTTCTTTATTAACTTGTTGAATTTCAGTTCTGCATCAACTGCGACTGCGGGTTCTGCAACGCTACCCGCTAACCCTGTGGGTTTTATGAATGTCACAGTAAATGGTCAGACCTACAAAGTGCCTTACTACAATGTTTGAGAAAGTTTAAGTCATGGACAACACAATAAATTCATTAGTTTCTAAAGCTGTTGGCGTGACAGATCAACAGATCAGAGACTTTTTGGCAAACAACCCAAGTGATGAGCAAATTGTCAAGGCAATGGAACAGTACGGTGTTTCACCTACTCAATTGGCTACGGTTGTGGGAATGCCTGAAGGACAAGTGGTGGCAAGGATTGCTGCGACTGTCCCCCAAGGTCAATCAGTTATCGTTGGTAATACCCGTGTTGCCCCTCAATATCAAACTACTGGTTCTGGTATGGATCAGCAGATTGGTGGTCTTGAGAATGTTTATGTTGAAAAAGTACCAACTTCAGATGTTAATTACAAATCTCCCGTTGGCACACCAATTCAGGTTTACAGTCCTAATGGCGAGTTAGTAAATACAATAAAAACTCAAAAAGATCAATCATTCTTTGGTGGTTTGGTAGATGCTATTAAAGACCCTGTAGTTTTAGCCGCTTTGGGTGGTGCTGCTTATGGTGGATTGTTGGGCGGTGCGGGCGCTACTACGGGAGGCGCGGCATTAGGTTCATTAGGCGATCTAGGAACTATGGGTGCTTTGGGTGAGACTTCAACATTAGGCTCACTTGGAACATTAGGCACAACAGGCGCTATTGGCGCAGACTTGGCGGGTACGGGTGCTTTGACAGCAACTGAAAGTGCTGCTTTGGGTGGCGCGGGTACTGCGGGCTTGATGGGTACAGGCACAGGAATTACGGCAGCGGGTGCGGGTGGTCTTGGCGGTGCAACAGGCGCAGCGGGGCTTGGAGGTGGTTTAGGAAGTGGTATAACCGCTGCGGGTGCGGGTGGGCTTGGTGGCGCTACGGGTGCTGCGGGTCTTGGCGGTTTGGGAACAGGACTTACTACAGCTGCGGGTCTAACAGGCGCAAATTCATTATTGGGCGGTGCGGCTCTTGGCTCTACAGCTGCGGGACTTGGCACTAGCGCACTTGGTTCAACTTTGTCAAGCCTTGGCGCGGGTGCTGGTGGTTCTTTATTGGGTTCTACATTAGGCGGCACAGCGGGTTCTGCTTTAGGCTCAACATTAGGAACTGGTGCGGGTTCTGCGTTGGGTACTAGCCTTGCAACAGGATTGGGCTTGTCTGCGCTTGGTAGTTTGGCGGGTACTGCGGCTAACCAACAAGGCATTTCTGATGCTAGAAACCTGATCAACCAATATGGTACGCAAGCGGGAACTAACCTTGCAACTGCTTACCAAAACGCACAAAATTTAGGTACTGCAAACCGCACAGATTTAGCCAATATTTACGCAAATACTGGCACAAATATGCAGAACTTGTATAACCAACAAGTTGGCTATCAGCAACCCTATCAAAGCATTGGTAATCAAGCTGCATCAGGCTTGGGTGCAAATGCTGATTATTTCAACCGTCAATTTACCAATGCCGATCTAAACGCTAACTTAGCGCCTAACTACGCATTCCAATTGGCTCAAGGTCAGATGGCTAACCAACGTGCTGCCAACATGGGCGGTGGCAGTTTGGGTGGTAATGCCTTACAAGGTTTGCAACGCTATACGCAAGACTATGCGGGTAATGCGTATCAAAATGCGTTCAACAACTTCAACACGCAACGTCAAAACATTTATAGCAATTTGTCAGACATGGCTAAAATTGGCAGCAGTTCAGCGGGTCAATTGGCTGGGTTGGGTACTGCTTACGGTTCTAACATGGGTTCATTGGCATCCAACTACGGTGGCAATTTGACGCAAGGTTACGGTCAGGGTGTTGGCGCTGCAAATGCGTATGGTTTGAACACAGCCAATCTTGCAACGGGTATTGGATCGGCTTTGGCAAGCAACGCCACACAATCAGGCGCAAACAATGCAGCCCTTTTGAGCAACCTTGGCAATACTGCATTACTTGGCTCTATGCTTAAAGCGACATAAGGACAAATCATGGCTGACTTATCAATGAACGTGAACTACGCCAAGCCCCAGACCACAAGTCTTGGGGAAATGGTCAACTTGGCGGGTGGAATTCAGAATTTCCAACAAGCCCAACAGATGAATCCTTTGGCCTTGGAAAAGGCTCAGATTGAAAATCAAGTGTTGCGTCAAAAGAATGACGAGCGTTTGAAACTACAAGAGTTCACAAGCAATCCTGACAATTGGCAGACCAACGGTCGTATTGACATGGACAAGCTGAACTCTGTCATTCCAAAAATTGCCCCGTTGACAGGCGCTGATGTGATTAGTTCGTTTAGTGGATTGCACAAAAGCCAGACAGATGCCACAAAAGCCAAAAACGCAATGACGCAAGATATGCGTCAAATTATTGGTGGACGTTTGGGAATCTTGGGACGCATGGGCATTGATGATCCAAAAACCATCATGGGTGAATTGGATCGTTTGAAAGCAGAAAACCCTGACAGCCGTGAAGTGCATGACTTAATTGAGGCTTACAAATTCCCATTAAGCAGGGCAAACCGTGGCCCTAATGTTGTCAAAGACTTAATTGCCCAGGAACAATCTTTGTTGTCCCCAGCGCAAAAAGAAACTGCATTGACCCCAAGCATCACCACAACATCACAGGGTCAAACAATACTTACGCAGCCAAGCGTGGCGGGTTCTACCCCCACAGCAACTATTGGCGTGGCTGGCGGTCTGCAAAACACGCCTGGTCAGCCTGGTGGTGTGCCTGTTCAAAAGCCCGTTATTGGCAATTTGCCAATGCCTTACCCTGTTAGAAGCGCCTCACAGCCTTACGCACCAGAGCCAACAGAGGCAGCCGATCAAGCAGCTGGTCAAGCATTCCGCACACGTTTGGTTGAGGCTCAAGGTGGTTTGCCACAAAGCCGCAGAAACGTTGAGGAAGTTATCAAACAAGCCACAGGGATTGGTGAAAACCTTAAATTCCCCAGCGGTGGTGTGATGGGCAGATTAGAGCAAAAAGTGCTCATGGCTTTGAAAAGCGATGAATACGATATGCTTGCCAAAGACCTGGCTAACATGGCCTTGTCAAACACCAAAGCGATGGGTGGCGTTGGTAATACCGTGGCTGGCCTGGATATGCAAGCCGTGGCTAACGGTACGGTTAAAGTGCCAACAGGCGTGTTGATCAATATTGCCCGTAGGGTTCAGGCCGATCAAACCAACATTGATATGCAAGCCAATGGCGCACAGAAGTTTGCACAGCAATATGGCGACAACAACATGAAGGCTTATCAGCAATTGTGGAATGCAAATGCTGATACTAAGGTTTTTGAAGCCATGAACATTTACCGTGACATAACCGATCCAACTAAACGCAAGTTTGAGATTGAAAAACTGTTGGGAAATGACCCCGCAAAGCGTCAAGAGTTCTACAATAAGTATCAGAACATTAAGAAATTGTCTGAAACTGGAGGTTTGTGATGGATGAACTTGGCGCACTCATTTTAGGCAAAAAGCCAGAAGCCAAATCATCTGTCATTTCTGACGAACTATTAGACAGCTTGAGGCGTGTTGAGAGTGGCAAAGACCCCTACGCCATCAACAAACAAACTAAGGCTATGGGCGCTTATCAGTTCATGCCTGAGACTGTCCAAATGCTTCATAAGCAAGGGGTTAAATTTAATCCCTTTGATGAGCAAGAGGCCCGTGGTGCGGCTAAGACTTACCTTGAGCAATTGGTTAAACGCAACAATGGCGATGTAAACAAAGCCCTGGCGCAATACGGTGGGTTTATTACTAAAGACCCATCACAGTATGTTCAGAACGTCACACAAGGCGCACAACAAACACAGAAACCACAAGCACCTGATGACGAATTGGGCGCTTTGATTCTTGGTAAGTCAGCCAAGACCACACAGCCAACTCAACCTATGCAAGAAAGCACAGGAGGCGCAGGGCGTGGCTCTTACGCTGGCTTTGATCCACAAGCCAAAGGCATTGCTGAAGGCCAATCAACCCGTGGCCCAAGACAACCAGAGGGGACTGCATTGGGCCGTATGGCTGGCAATTTCCTGGGACAAGTGCAAGAAGGCAAACGGGCGCTGGGTGAGATCATTACAGCACCCCTGGCTGGCGCTGTAACAAGCGTTCTTGGCCCTGCAACTGGTATTGTGGCAACAATGCGATCTGGTCAATATGGAACGCCTGAAGGCATCCGCATTGGTCAAGAGCAATCAGAAAACTTACAACGGCAGCTGTCGCCTGAGATTAGAACACCCCAAGCAAAAGCCGTGTTAGGTGGACTTCAGCAAGCATTTGAAGCAAGCAAGCTGCCTCCAAACATCATGCCTGAATTGGCTGGTTTTGCACCGTTGGCTGCGCCAGCTGCGCAACAAACACGACAGGCCGTTGGTCAAGCCGTTCAAGCTGGCAAACAAATACCAGGCGCTATCGGTAAACAACTTGGCGTTGGTGAACTAGAGTTACAACGACAGTTTGAGGCCAAAGGCGGTCAACCCCAAATTCAGCCACAGGCCCAGCCTGGCAGCATTGGCGCTGCCAAAGTTGACACTAATCCTTATGTTGGTCAGATTACTGGTGAAGAATCAGCAAGGGGTCAATTCCCTCAAGTTAAGTTGTCCAAGACTGCGCAAGATGTGCCAATGACTGAACAACAAACCAGGGCGCAAATTGCCAATGAGATTCTTGGCGATACAGGACAAGTTCGCCCAGGCGTGATCACAGGCAACGAAAATCTGTTGCGCAATGAACACACCAAAGCAAAGATGGCAAACCCAACGCCAGAAGGTGAACTGTACAAACAGCAAATTGCCAACGAACAAGTGGCGTTGTCTAACTATGCTAAACAACGCATTGAGAACACAGGCGCAAGCCCAACGTTGGTTACGCCTTATGAGCGTGGTGAGCGTATCAATGACACGTTTGCTGGTCAGGAAGGTTTGTCTGGTTTCTTTAAAAATGAGAAAACCAAACTGTATGACGAGGCCAAACAAACCGTTGGTGACAACCCTGTCCAATCTCCGACTTTAGAAAGCCTGATCAATTCTCCTCAATTTAGGGCTGAATTGAAAATCAGAAAGCAAGCCGATTTTACTGGCGGTTTAAAAGAATTGCTTGACTTGCACACAACACAAGGTTTGGAAGGCACATTGCCAGGCAGCATTGCTGGCCTAGAAAAGCTGCGCCAATCTTTGAATGCTCAATGGACTCCAGACAATGCATATGCAATCCGCAAAGCTGTTGAAGCCATTGACTCAGACATTGCCAAAGCTGGTGGCCCTGGTCTTTATGAGAAAGCCAGAAGTTTGCACCAGGCCGAAAAGGTTTTGTTTGGCTCTAAGGGTATTAAAGAAATATTCGGTGAAATTGACCCCAATGGCGTTCAGAAAGCAACGGCCTTTGACGCAATCCCACAGAAGCTAAACAGTATGCCCCTTGACCAATGGCGGCACATTTACGACACAGCCGAAAAAGTTTCTAAGGGAACGATTACTGGCCCTGTTGATAAAGCTACTGGTCTGCCAAAGTGGACTGTTGAAGTTCCTGAAGAACTGCGGATTTCAGCACAGTCTGCAATGAATGAAATGCGTGGCAATCTGGCCCGTGAAATTTACCAGGCTGGCGCTTCTAAAGCGGGTGAGTGGAATCAAAACTCAGTCAACAAGATTTTGAATGCCAGGGCAGACAAGATTAAATTGGCTTTTTCTCCTGAAGAACAAAAAGCATTCCACACATTAAACATGGGTGGTTACTTGATGCCAGGCGTTCACAGCTATGAGGGCGCTGGTCAGCAGCTCAGACGAGTTGGCATCATTGAAGGCAACCTGGGCAAACTTGGCACGACAGCTGGCGCTGGCATTGGTGGCGCTATTGCAGGGCCAGGCGGTGCTGCCGTTGGCGGTTATTTGGGCGGTAAAGCTGGCATGGCTGGTTCTGAGAAACTTGCCACTAGAGCGTTGAGCAAAGAAGCTAAAAAGTCTCAAGAAGAAATGCGTAAAGCCTCTCAACTTGGCACTAAACTTTCAGACTTAGGAAAATAAAATGGCAGTCAATCTTTCCCCTATTGGTAACGGTTTCCAGTTTTTTACCAACACAGGCATTCCGCTAAACGGTGGGTATATCTACACTTACCAAGCGGGTTCTAGCACTCCCTTGGCGACTTACACAACATCAGCGGGAACTATTGCCAACACTAACCCAATCCAGTTGGGGACAAGTGGACGTCCTCCACAAGAGATTTGGCTGACTGAAGGTTATTCATACAAGTTTATTCTGACTGATTCTTCAAACGTTCAGATCGCTACTTACGACAACCTTTATGGCATCCTGGGGACAAGCGCCAGCACAAACCCAATTCCATCAGGCAGCATCATCATGTGGTCAGGCTCAATCGGTGCTATTCCAACGGGATACTATCTTTGCGATGGTCAAAACGGCACACCCGATTTGCGTGACCGCTTTGTGGTGGGTGCGGGTAATACTTATGCTGTCGGAAATACTGGCGGTTTTACATCTGCCGTTGCGGGTTCAGGCGGCACAAACTTGCCGCTTTACTATGCGCTTGCATTCATCCAAAAGAGTTGATATGTCTGACATTGATTTGGTTAAGTACGGTGTGCTTTGGCAAAAAGTTGAATCAATGGAAGCCAAGATTGACAAAATGGAAGGCCAACTTGAAACTCTGATTGAATTGGCTAACAAGGGTCGTGGTGGCTTCTGGATGGGCATGACATTTGTGTCGGCTATTTCTACTCTCATGGGGTACTTCAGCCATCATTGGACAAAATGAGGTGGTTTCTTGTTGGGCTGATGGCGGCTTGTGTGTTCGCTATGGCCCAGCAGAAATGCGTGATAGCAGACTTTTATGGGCTAAGTTGGCTAGGTAATCCAACAGAACGTCATTTGCGTTTGACTCAATGGCTAAATACAAATGGCGATTCATGCACACCTGACCAATTGCTTGCAATTTGGAACAACTTGGCGATGTGGGCGGGCGCTGCGGATAGTTCAGAGTTGCGTGGAAAGATTCTTTATTTTTATGCGAGGGCGGTTGAGCGTGAAAAAAAATGATTCAGCTACGCAAATGGTATCCATTTGTTTTCCCCACTCCTTATGATGTAAAGGCCATAGCTTCTGAGAAACGAGCCGAGCGTTTGGAATATGAATACAAGTTGGCTGTTGAATACGAAAAAATAAACAAAGCAGTTGACGCACTTGAAATCGAGTTGTACAACAAACGAGCCAGGCAAAACACAATTGAGTTAGAAATCTTTGGGAACAAAAGAAACTTTGACAAATTTGTATGACAAAAAAGCCGACACGCAAACCGCCCCAGATCGAGGTAAAAGACAAGCTGACGCTGTGGGTAACACTAATGGTCAGCGCAACCCTGTGCATCTCTGTATTGGCAATGGTGGTCGCCTTTATGTTGGGTCTGTGGGCCAAAGAAGTGGACAACGCAGAAATTTTCAAAATGATTTCACCCGCTTTTTCTACTCTTATAGGCGGCATGATTGGATTCCTGTCTGGTATCAAACTCATGCAGAACGAAGAAACTAAAAAGGAAACTAAATGCTAGGATTAGAAGCACTTTTAAATGTCGGTGGCAAACTGATTGACAAGTTAATCCCTGACCCAGAAGCCAAAGCAAAGGCGCAGCTGGAGTTACAAAAGATGGCCCAAGACGGTGAGTTGGCAAAGATGGCTAACGAAACCAAGCTGTTTGAGATTGAGCAAGAAAACGTCACCAGGCGGGTTGAAGCGGATATGGCTAGTGACTCCTGGTTGTCCAAAAATATACGCCCTATGACCCTTATATTCCTTTTGGTGGCCTATTCTGGGTTTGCTATTGCATCCATCTTTGAATATGAAACCCGTGGCGCTTACGTTGAGTTGCTGGGCCAATGGGGAATGCTTGTCATGTCGTTCTACTTTGGTGGACGCACAATGGAAAAAATTGCTGATAGGGTGAAAAAATGAACTTGACTGAACACTTTACTTTAGAAGAACTGACGCACACAGACCACAGAGAATTTGACAATATCCCTAATGATGCAGAACTTGAGAACATTAAACGCCTGGCTGAGTTCCTGGAACAACTTAAAACCGTCCTGGGCGGCAAACCCATCATGGTCAATTCAGCTTTCAGATCAAAGCAAGTCAATGATGCTGTGGGCAGCAAAGACACTTCTCAGCATAGGATCGGCTGCGCTGCTGATATTCGTGTTCCCTCTATGACCCCTGACCAGGTGGTCAGAGCCGTTATTGCGTCAGACCTTGAGTTTGACCAGGTGATCCGAGAGTTTGACCGCTGGACGCACATTAGCATCCCTAATGAGGCAGCCCGTTCACCCCGTAAACAGGCTTTGATCATTGATAAGCAAGGCACTAGGGTGTTTGCTTAACCTGGTTCTGGCGCAGATATTTGCCTGTTAGACGCATGATCCAGCAAGTCTGACAAATCCACTTGTGGCCCATGTCAATCCCGCCCTCTGGCGGTTTGCTTTCGTCACACTTACTGCAAGTTTTGTAAGGATGCAGTTGGCGTGGCTCTGAAATAGGGGTCATTTAGCTTGCCATTCTCTTTCATTACGTCCTGAATTTGATTTGACTGTGTTGCCAGTCAATTCAATCAGGCCAATTATTTTCATTTCATTCAAGCGTCTGGCAACCTGGTTGCTGTCCAGGTTTGTTTGCGCTGAAATCCCGTCTTTACCTAAAGGGCCATGTGTTTGGAGACATTCCAAGATCAACTTGTGATGCTGTGGGACTGTTTCCTTGATCGACTCTGCTGCCTCAAATGAGGTTACTGGATCATTGGCCCTGACCCTGGGAAACTCTGGTATGGCAAAAATTCTTTTAAATGTGTCTTTATAGTCCATGATTATTCCTAAAAGGTGGGGCTACGACTGTTCGTCCGCAAGCTAAATTGCACAGCTTTCACCCCGTAAACTCAAAAATCCATGTCATCGTCTTTCGGCAAACCCTGGTATTCCTCTTTGGGTTTGGGTGTGTTCAGATAGGCCCAGCCGTTCCAGCCGCCATCCATTAAGGGAATATTGTCCAACTTCAACATTGGGCCATTCTTTGTTTCGATTACAGAGCCAATGGTTTGATAGCGGGACTTTTCCACACCATCTTTGTTTTTGTATTTTCCAGAAACAACGGTGATTTCGTACAGTTTAGACATTCTTGACTTTTATAAGTTTGGTGATTTTGTCATCCAGTTCGGCTAAGAATTGGACAATTTCGGCTTCTATTTGTTTGATGAAAGCGTCATCCCGTGGGACACGTTTCACAAACAATTGAAGTTTGTGGGGTAGGCGATTGTCAAAGCTGACAAAATCGCACCACTTACGCCCTGTGCAAGCCATCTGGAATTGCATCTGGGTGTTGTATTTGCCTGGCACAGTTTGACTGAGCAAAGTCTCAATGTGCGTGGCGGTGTTGGGGCATTTGATTTCTATTAGGCCATCATCGTTTACAAGGCCATCAGGGGACGCCCCAGCCATTTCAATTGACGGGTGAGGCACAAACCCCACTTCATCAACCAAAACGTTCTGAGCGACTTCATACGACAGCCTGGCAAGCGGTTCTGTTTCTGTGCCATGCTGCATGGCAGCATTGGTAAACGTTTCACCTTTCTGGCCTGTTAAACGTTCGCACACCAGCTGCGCCATGTAATTGTCCCTGGTGGTTGAATAACCCGTTTTGGTTTTGGCGATAACGTCAGCCACACGGGAGGCCGTGACTTTGCCAATACGGGCCTCAAACCAGGCGTCTGTGCGTTGTTCAATTATTTCAATCATGTTTGTCCTCAAGTGCTGTTTCGGTAATGTGATCGACTAAATATTGCAGCAATAAATGGGCAATATCTACGTCAGTATTTTTGACGTAAGCGTTGACCAGTTCCATACTTTCCTGAACGTCAGGCTCATTAGGTAAGCCACGTTCATCAAGTGAGCCACTTTCAAAAGGCGTGTATTCCAAATAACACACCAGGTCAACGCCCTCAATTTCGCATTCAAATTCAATCAACCCCTTGGGGCAAGCTGGCGTGTTCATAGTTTGGCCTTTACTTTGTCTTTGGCTGCAATAACTTTTTTCTGCCAGTCTGCATCACCGTTGCAAGCTGCATAGGCGGCCTTGTAAGCGGCTTTTAAGCTGTCCTGGTCTGTTGATGCCTCAATAGCTGCCAAGTGATCTACCAGGGCGTTTTGATTGACTGAGGGTTTTTCAACAACCGTTTTGCGGCTGGCTGCGTTGCCATCATCGTCCTCTGGGGCTATGCCACAGGCCGCCATCAAACTGTAACGCCTGGCATAAGTCAAAGCCGAAGCGTAACCCTGCGGATCATGTTTGACAGCTGGAAAGTGAACAATCCCGCACTCCAGCATTTCGCCAGATTCGTGAACAAAGACAGTTTCAACCATTACACCGTTGGCGCAGTCATAGTTTTTCTGAAGTAAGAAAATGCCGTTATCGTTTAAAGCGTCTATAACGGCCTCAACGCAAGCGGATAGGTCAGCATAGCGTGAGCGAAAATGCGGGTTTGTAGAGGTCTTTAAAGCTGGCCCAAACGCCTTTTGTGCTTTAACCAATGCCGTGGCTAGATTTTTCATGCTTGTTCCTTTGTAAGTTCCAATTGGATTTGTTTCAGTTGATCTGAAGTGACGTTGATCAAATAGCAAAGGCTGCGGATTTTGGCTTGCAGCATTCCGACTTGAAAAGCCAGGCGATCCCGTGGGTCTTGGTTTTCGTAGATCGTGGCTGCTTGCTGGGCCACTTGCGTGATGATGTAATCTGCGTTCATGATTCTTCTTTTAAATAAGCTGTTAGGCGTTTAATACGGTCAGAGTGATAGTCAGCCATGCGTTTTGCGTATTCCATGCCGCTAAGAGCGTCTAATAGCTTTCGCTGGGCCTCTGAAAGTTCTTTGGCTGCCATTTCTTTGGCTGATGGCAAACGCATATATTCTTTGATCTTGTCAATCATGATTAGCCCCTCCAGGCCAAGAGAACACCCCAGCCGCCAAAAATAATGATGGCTAAGACGCATTCAATTAAAGTGGTGATGATTTTTTGTTTCATGGTGTTTCCTTAGAGGGCCGAAGCCCTAGTTAGTTAATTTGGGATTAAGTTCTGAGCAATGGTTCTTTTTGCGTCTTTTAATCTGGCAAAAGTCCAACGAAACTTTCCATCAACAAAAATTTCCCAGCTTGATGAAAGCGTGTTGCAGCGAAAGCCATAGTCCTGAACACGAACAATGGAAATGTTGCCCTGGGTAAAAACTGTTTTGCGGTTCATGTGCAGCCCCTTAAATGCGTGAGGGCTGTGAGCCAACTAATTCACCATCTGCAATCATGAACAGAATGGTTTTGGCAATGTTTAGAGTTTGTCTGGCACGTTCTGTGTCTAATGTCATCAACTCTTGAGCGTCAGACATAAGGCCAGCAACAACCATGTTGCCGCCTGTAAATTGGTAAGTGAGAGATTCTCTGACTGACTCAATGTAGGAATCAATATCCTCAAAACCATACATTGAAACGTTGCGGCTGGATTGTGTTGAAGTTGTCATCTTAATTTCCTTAAAAGACCCGTTAGGGCATGAATGAATTGTAAGCCCACTTAACATGGGCTGTCAACAATTTAAATTATTTATTTTTGAAAGGGGAATTTGTTTTGAAGTTGTAACCCAGATTTTTTAATTCCTGGGTTGTGTCACTCAAACTCATTGCGTTGACTTGCTGAGTTGTGTAACCAAAGCCAATCAAAGCCTTGCGCTGGGCAACTGCCAAAGTAACCATCCAATTGCAATTCATCATTTTTATTTCCTTAAAAGACCCTGTGCGATTTGCTAGGGCATGAGTGAATTATAAGCCAACTTAACAAGATTAACTAGGTGAATTCCCTTAGATTTGCGTAAAAAGCAACACTTTCAGCAATTATTTTGTCAATTTGCGCAATGACTGCCTGGTGTTGCGTGGTGATGGCCTTTTCTGTGGCTTTGCCGCTGGTGACAGCCCAGGTCATTTGATAATCTTTTGTTACGGTGAAGTAATACATCTCACCGTCTTTACGACTGCCCGTCACCGTTGTGGTGATCAGGCCGCTGCTGCGTTTCATTGTTGCAATTGCAATGCGGGTTTCATCGTCCAGCGCTGCCAGGGTCACAGCTTTCCAGCCGAATGGGGTTTTTGTAATTTGCATGATGTGTTCCTTTAAACGTTAGCAATTTTTTTTGCGTAAGCGACTGCCTGGTCAAACATGGTTGGCGGGTAAATTTTGGTTGCGACAATTTGTTCTGCGTCTGTGTCAATCAAAGTGACCGCATAACCTTTTTTCACTTTGGTGACCAGGGCGCTGATGCCATACAAAACATTGACAAATGTTGCGTTTTCGGTGGATGTTTGAGAGATGATCATTTGTGTTCCTTTAGGGGCTTGCGCCCCGTTGATTTAAGCTGCCAGGCGTCCAACAGAATTAAAGCCGTAACCGTCATCACCTAAGAAGGCAACACGGGCCAATGTGGGGCTGGGTTGTGTCTCACAAAAACTGGTAGCAGCGACACGATCCATGATGCGTCTTTCGTTGTTGTAATCCATGAAGTCCGCAATGTAAGCGCCACGGTAACCGTCTTTGACAGCTGGCACTTGCAAACCGTAGTATTGGCAAGCCTCTTGCACAGCTGCTTGCATAACGTCCAGGGTCATTTCACGATTAACAAAAATGTAGTTAGCACCGAAGCTGGTTTCAACACCGTCCAAGCTGCTGTAGTTGTAACCTTGGTAATCGGTCATCCCGTCAAAGTAAGCGCCCTCAAACATTGCCACAACGTTTTTGACAGCAGCTGATGTTGGGCCGTTGACGTAACCAACGGTAATTGAAGCGCCCCCGCTGTAAACGCTAGAACGAACAGAAAACTTTACGCCAGGGAAAGATTCTCTGAGAGCAGCACGAACTAATTTTGCAGTCTCAGCGCAAGAAAGATATTGACTAGCCATTTTGATTTCTCCTTAAAAGACCCCGAAACGTCAGGGCATGGGTGAATATTAAGCCAGCTTAACTATCATGTCAAATGGTATTTATTAAGACCCCTTAAATTTGTCGGGTATTTGACTGTTTGAGTAAGTTGGCTTAATATGCAAATATGGATAAATTGCAAGCTATAAAAAACGCTGGTTCTGCCAAAGACCTGGCACAGCTGCTGGGAATAACTAGGGCAGCAATCAGCCAATGGGGTGACAAAGTTCCCCAGGCTAGGGTGTGGCAGCTAAAAGCGTTGCGGCCTGATTGGTTTATCGGTTAAGATATTTTGAAACACGGCTAGGTTGGGATTGATCCCCCGACTGAAAAGAGTTACCTCCCTCTCCTGCCGCAGTTTCTTTTAAGGGGGTTAAAAGGCGAGTTATGCACTATTACCAGTTTCACATTGGTGACTACAAAAGTCACACGCACCATCTTTCCTTGATGGAAGATTTGGCATACAGGCGTTTGCTAGATTTCTATTTTTTACATGAGCAACCAATCAAGCATAGAGACATTGCCCGTCAAATTGGTATGCGTGATCATGAAGAAGATGTGATGACCGTTTTAAATGAATTCTTTTTGTCCACACCTGAAGGCTTTGTAAATCCAAGGGCTGACAAGGAAATCAAGCAATACAAAGAGTTTGCAGAAGCGGGTAAACGTGGGGCGGCTAAAAGGTGGTCAAAGCCCCCTCATGGGGAGGCTATTAGCCCCTCTAATGCTACCCCAATAGCAACCAATAACCATAAACCATTAACCAATAACCAAGAGAAGAAACAACAGCGAGGCTCACGCCTCTCTCCAGATTTAAGTTTTCCAGATGAATGGTTTGATTTTTTGGTCAAAGAAAGACCAGAATTAAACGCACAACAAACATTTGCAAAATTTATGGATTACTGGATAGCCCAAGCAGGTCAGAAGGGTGTGAAACTGGATTGGTTTGCTACATGGCGTAATTGGGTCAGAAACACAACAGCACCAAAAACAAACTTTGCTGACATTGCCAGGGTCACAGTACCATCAAAAAATTTGCCTGATCCCGCACTTGAGAAAATTAAAGCTGACGCAAAAAAGGCAGCGCCAATCCCATTAGATGTTTTGGTAAAAATGGCTGAGTTGAGGAAAAAGGCATGACACATCATGAAGCAAACAGAATTCTTGACAGAGCCAGAGAAGGCCAACAATTTAGCGAGTTTGTCATCCTCCGAGCGCTTGAACTTACAGGAGACTATGAGGCACACCGAAGCCCTGGAATGGATAAAACGCTATCGCAAGAAAGCGCTGGAGGAGGGCAGGGGCGAGGCTCAATACTGGTGGCAGCAAACCCTGGCAGACATTGCCAAGAAGCGAGGCCAGGCAGCTGCTGACGATCTGCGCAGACGCATGAACGAACAAAAGGACAAGAAATGATTTCAATCATGTTTACCGTTTATGGTGAGCCAGTAGCCAAAGGCAGACCGAGGTTTTCAACCAGGGGAAAATTCCCCGTTGCATACACGCCACAAAAGACAAAAACCTATGAATCTGAGGTTGCAATGATGGCAAAGGCTGCAATGGGTGCGTCAGAAGCCCTTGAAGGCCCGTTAGAGGCTTATATTTACATTACCTTTCCCGTCCCAGCGTCTTACTCAAAAAAACGCACAGAAGCCTGTTTAAAAGGTTTTGAACAACACACAAAAAAACCTGACCTGGATAACGTGGTCAAAGCAATCTGTGATGGCATGGACAAAATTGTTTTTATGTCGGACGCACAAATAACGTCAATTCATGCCACAAAGGTTTATGGCGACATTGCTAAGGTTGAAGTCCTGGTGAGGCAAGTATGAACATTTTTATTTACACAAAATCAAAATGCCCAAATTGCGTGGCTGCCAAACAATTGCTGAAATCAAAAGGTTTGCGGTTTATTGAAAATGACATGGACAAAGAAAGCGTCAGACAAGCGTTTAACTTTGCATACCCAGACGTAAAGCAAATGCCGCAAATTTTTATTGATGATCAAAGGATCGGTGGTTTGGCTGGCCTCCAGGCAGCGTTAAAGCAGCTGGAGGGCAAATGATCATTACGCTGCATAACAGCGAACAGGCCCATTCAGTTCTTAAAAACTTGTGGCCCAAGATCAAAGAAAACTTACAAGCGGGTAAGCAGCTGCGCCTGGAAATAAAAAAAGTCAGACGAAGCACAGACCAAAATCAGATGTTTCACGCACTTTTCAACAAAATTTCGTTAGAAATGGCAAAAGTGGGGTCATCCTGGGATGCTGATGACTGGAAAAGATTGTTGATTGATGCCTGGGCAAACGAAACAGGCCGCAAGATTGGCAAGGTTGTGCCAAGCCTGGACGGTCAAAGAGTTGTGCAGCTGGGCATACAAAGCCACAAATTCACAAAAGAGGAAGGCTCAGAGTTCATTGAATGGCTCTTGGCCTGGATGACAGAAAAAGGAATAGAAGCATGATGTGTCCCCGTTGTGGGTCTGAACAACTCAAAGTATTAGATACCCGTTCAAACCCCGAATTTGTCAGCCGCAAGCGTCAATGTGAGAACAACCACAAGTTTTACACCAAAGAATATGCAATACCTGAAACACAAATATGTGAGAAGCCAGAAACTCCTAAAGTTAGTGGCGGGTCTTTCCTGTCAAAGCTGTGGCATGGACAATGGCGTCCAAGCGGCTCACAGTAATTGGGGTGGTGGTAAGGGTAAAGGCATTAAGGCAGACGATAACCTGGTGGCTGCGTTGTGCCTGAAATGCCACTATGAGATTGACCAGGGCGCACACTTGACAAAAGACGAGCGCAAAGAAATGTGGTTAAAAGCCCACACAGCAACAATTGAGGCACTTGGAGACAAATGGCCTCCAGAAGTGCCAGTCCCTCACTTACCCTTGTGAGCCTTATCTAAACTTTGGGATTCGTGGCGCTTCAACTCTTTTTCAACAGCCTTGATGCGTGCCATTTCTGAACGATGTTCAGAAACCTTTTCGTAGTGCATAGGCTCTTTTGGAGTTTTTGATTTTTCAGCGGTAATTTTGTAATTTGTAGCCATGACAAATCCTGTTAAAATGGTGATTGACATTGTGCCATATAGCGCATAAAGTCAAAACCATAACTTCTTTGCAAGGAAAAATCATGGGAAAAGCTGACACAACAATGGCTAAAAGCACAACTGGTGCAACACCCCCTAAAGGTGCAACATCATCTGACCGCACAGGCGAGCGCATGGAAAAAATGCGTGGCGGTGTTGCTATGGGTAAAGAGGACAAGACGGGCGCTGACAAGCTGTTCAATACTGGTCGCACAGACGGTATTTGCTACACCAAAACCCGTTCAGAGTACCGTTAAAAAATGGCTGTCCAACTATCCTCCATGATGGGGATGGGACAGCCAGCCCCTGTAAGGGCGCAAGCGGTTGCCCCCGAACAAGCCCCTACAAACCCAATTGAGCAAGCGTATTTACAGCGCTTGATGCAAGCCTATCCTGAATTACTCCAGGAATATGCAGCCCATCCTGAATCAAAGGGTGGACGCATTATCAACACCGATGTAGCCAGGGAAATGTCTCCTGAGTACAGAGCAGACCGCACAAAGTCTGCTGACGTTCATGAGCCAGCCAGCGCTTTCATGAAAAAGGTGTATGCGGAAAAACTAGCCAGGCCCACACCCAAAGGCATGGACAACACCGTTGTCTTTAGTGCTGGTGGAACTGGTGCTGGTAAAACCACAGCCTTGGATTTGTTGGAATCTGTCGATCCCGCCTTGAAACGGTCGGAAATGATCTATGACACCAACATGAACAAGTTTGAATCTGCCGACAAAAAGATCAAACAAGCCCTGGATGCAAAACGCAAGGTTCGTATTGTTTACACATACCGTGACCCAGCTGAAGCCCTGGAGTTTGGCGCATTAAGCCGAGCCAGCCGCATGGAAAAAGAAAAGGGTTCAGGCCGCACCGTACCAATTGAGGAACATCTAAAGACTCACATTGGCGCACGAAAGGTTATTCAGGAACTCCAAGAGAAGTACAAAAATAACCCCAGGGTAAACATTCAAATTGTTGATAACTCCAAAGGAAAAGGTAAGGCTATTGCAAGCCAGCTTGACAAGCTGCCTAAACTAGAGGAGAATGAAGTTCGTAGGAGGTTACATGACACGCTTGAACGAGTTAGAAGCAGCGGCATTGGCGGCAGGGAGAGAATCTCTGATGCCATCTACCGAGGCACATCAGGAAAAATTCGCTGATTACAAAGAGGGCCGAACTTTTGATTTAGAAAACAAAGGTTTTGCCGAACGCCTAGCTGCTGGATTAAACAAAGCAGTTTTGGCTAACGAGGCAAAGACCCGATGACTGAGAAATGCGAAGTTTGTAAATTCTTTCGTGACTCTCAGATTATGGGTAGTTGCAGACGCTATCCTGTATTACAAAACAAACACGCTAATGATTGGTGTGGTGAGTTTGTAGTTGCCATCATCCGTGAGGAGGATGTTTCACCCGCACCAGTTGCGGGTTCTTTTTCGCCTAAAAAACGAGGCAGACCAGCAAAGGAAGCTAAATGAACTTGCAGCCATTGAGAGACAAAATCCTGGTGCGCCCTGAAAAGCGCCTGGTGAGCGACACTCTTTATATCCAATCTGCTGAAGCTGACAGCCGTGGAACAGTAATTGCTGTCGGCCCAGACGCCCAGGCAGAGGGTTTGAATGTCGGTGACAAAATCGCCTTTGGTACGTTCCATAAAGACTACAAAGACGAATACCTCAAGTTTGAGGAAATCAAGCACAATGACGAGCGCCTACTCAAAATGAGTTGGCAAGATGTATGTTTTGTAATGGAAGAATCATGAATAAAGAAGCAATCAATAAACAAATCGAAACCTTGATGACCCAAGGCAAACAACTAGAAGTCCAATTGCACATGATCAATGGTGCATTACAAGACTGTAATTATTGGTTAGCCGAATTGGAGAAGCAAGATGCCCCTCAAGAAATCAGCCAGCCCGAAAGCGTTTAAAGAAAACATCAAAGCGGAAGTTAAGGCGGGCAAGCCCGTCAAACAAGCCGTTGCCATTGCTTATTCTCAAAAGCGAGAAGCTGAAAAGAAAGCAAAGAAATGACAGAAGAAAAACGCCCTGTTGGTCGCCCATCCCTCTACGATCCCAAATATTGTGAGGAAGTAATCGCCCTGGGCAAAATCGGTAAGTCTGTTGAGCAAATAGCATCAACTCTTAACGTTTCTTTAAGAACAATGTATTCATGGCGTGATGCTCATGAAGAATTTTTGCACGCCTTGGACGATGCCAAGACTCATGAGCAAGCCTGGTGGGAAGATCAGGCAGCTGCTTACATGGTTGAGAACAAGGAAAGCGACAGGCTGAATGCGACATTGTGGTCACGGTCAATGGCTGCGCGATTTCCTAAAAAGTATCGTGAAAGCACAAAGACTGAGATTACGGGTGCTGATGGTGCGCCTCTCTTGTCAGGCATTCAGGTCAGTTTTGTGAAGCCTAATGAGTGAAGTCCAGCAAGCCATTGCAAAGGCTGAGTTTCCGCTAAAGCTGGAATGCCTGTTCAAACCGTCCCGCTATAAAGTCCTCTACGGTGGACGAGGCGGGGCTAAGTCTTGGGGTGTTGCCAGGGCGCTTTTAATCCTGGCAGCAAAAGGCACGTTGCGCATTCTTTGCGCCCGTGAATTCCAGACTTCAATTAAAGATTCAGTCCATAAGCTGCTGTGTGACCAGATCGAGGCTCTGGGCCTTGGGACGTTCTACGAAATCACCCAAACAAGTATCAGGGGCAAGAACGGTTCAGAGTTTAGCTTTGTTGGCCTCAAGAACAACGTGGCAAACGTGAAGTCTTATGAGGGTGTTGACATTTGCTGGGTGGAGGAAGCGCAGACAACCAGCCGTATGTCCTGGAACGTTCTTATTCCTACGATTCGTAAAGAGAAGTCAGAAATCTGGATCACGTTTAACCCAGAGTTGGAATCGGATGAGACTTACCAGCGGTTTGTTTTAAACCCGCCTGATGACTGCATTGTCACGAAGGTCAACTGGTCAGACAATCCCTGGTTTCCTGAAACTCTGAAGCTGGAGAAAGACGCACTCAAACACCGTGATCCACAAGCCTATAACGTGGTTTGGGAAGGTCTTTGCAGACAGACGGTAGATGGGGCTATCTTTGCCAAAGAAATGCAAATGGCTGAGTTAGATGGACGAATCACAAAGGTCAACTATGACCCGACTAAACCCGTTCATGCCATTTTTGACCTGGGCTGGTCAGATGCAACAGCAATTTGGTTTCTCCAGTTTATTGGCATGGAAACCCGCCTGATTCGTTACATAGAAGGCAACCAGCAAACAATGAGCGACTACCTGGCAAAGATGCAGACCTATGGTTACATCTACGACACGTTATGGCTGCCACATGATGCCGAGAATAAAACCCTGGCAGCCAACGGCAGAAGCATTGAGGAAATCGTAAGGGCTGCGGGATACAAGACTAAGATTATTCCCAAGACTCCAATTCTGGACTCAATCAATGCTGCCAGGACAATCTTTGTTAACTGTTGGTTTGACCGTGAGAACTGTCACGAGGGCTTGCAATGCTTACGTCATTACCGTTACGATGTTGACCCAGACACAAAGCAATTTAGCAGAACGCCAGTCCATGACAACTATTCACATGGCGCTGATGCGTTCAGATACATTGGTCTGATGGTCAATGAGCCAAGACAGGCTAGAAGGCCAAGGCTTAACACAAATTATGGTAGCCAACATTCATGGATGAGTTAAAATGGCTTCAAATCACTTAGGGCAACATCATGGCTGATGATTACGACTCACGAATTCAGGAAGCAATTGAGTTTCTAAAGTTGGCAAACGATGCCGACACAATGAATCGCCAGGAAGCGCTGGAAGATTTAAAATTTGGCGGTGGTGATCAATGGCCCGTTGAATTGCAGAACTCACGCAACCTGGAATCACGCCCCGTAATTACGGTGAACAAGGTGGACAACTATTGCCGCCAAGTTTCCAATCAGCAACGTCAGCAGCGCCCCCGTATTAAAGTTCATGCCACAAACACGCATGAGGACATGGTTGACGCACAGACTATCCAGGGCATTATTCGCCACATTGAGGTCAATTCCAACGCTGAATATGCTTACGACAATGCGTTTGATTACGCTGTCCGCATGGGTTGGGGTTTCATTCGTGTTCGCACAGACTATGTGTCTGAGGATTCGTTTGATCAGGAAATCTACATTGATGCTGTGGATAACCCATTTACCGTTTATTACGATCCCAATTCGGTAGCACCAGATGGCTCTGATTGTGAGCGTTGCTTAATTACAACAATGGTTCGTAAAGAGCAATTCCGCAAGATGTACCCAGAAGCGGATGACGGTGGCACAAGTTTCACCCAGCGTGGAACAGGCGACTCACAGTCTGAATGGATTACCAAAGAGGATATTCGCCTGGCTGAGTATTACTACACAGTCAAAGAAAAGGCCACTCTTTACCTTTTAAGTGACGGGTCAGCCACATTTGCTGATGATAAGGATTTTTTCCAGCGCCTTGACAACTATGGCATCACCGTTGTTGACAAGCGTGATTCTTACAAAAAATCCATCAAATATTGCAAAATGACTGCTGTGGAAATCCTGGAAGAACGTGATTGGGCGGGTAAATACATCCCAATTGTTCCCGTTTACGGTCGCCATCTTGTCGTTGGTGACAAGCGCAAGAAGTTTGGCATGATTCGCTATGCCAAAGACCCACAGCGGATGTACAACTTTTGGCAGACTTCTATTACCGAAGGCGTGGCATTAGCGCCAAAGGCCAAATGGTTGCTTGCAGAAGGCCAAGACGAGGGCCATGAGAATGATTGGGCAAACGCCAACATCAAGTCATTTCCATTGCTGCGCTACAAACAGACAGATATTGACGGTCGCCCCGCACCCGTTCCAACACGCCTACAGCCAGAGCCGCCACAGACAGGCGTGATGGCAGCAGCTGCGGGTGTGAATGATGACATTAAGTCAATCATGGGCATTTTTGACCCTGCGCAATTAGGCCAAGGCAACATTTCAGGCAAGGCTTTGAACGGTCAGCAACAACAAGTTGACCTGACAAACTTTGACTATTACGACAACCTAACCCGTTCAATTGCTCACATTGGCAAAATTTGCTTGGACTTAATTCCCAAAATCTACGACACAGAACGTGTCATGCGGATTATTGGTGATGATGGCAAGCCAGAACTGTTGACAATTAACCAGCGGGATTCTGTCAATCATGTCCTTAATGATGTGACTGTTGGTCAATATGATGTGGTCATGGAGACAGGCCCAGGCTACAACTCCAAGCGCCAGGAAGCCGTTGACAATATGCTGCCATTGTTGTCTGCTGCCCCAGAACTCATGCAAGTTGCTGGTGACCTGGTGTTTAGAAACATGGACTGGCCTGGTGCTGACATTATTGCTGACCGCCTGGCGGCTGCAAACCCAATGGCACAGATTGATGACAAGTCCAAAATTCCTCCCCAGGTTCAAATGCAGCTGGCTATGTCACAGAAGCAAATTCAGGAACTCTCACAAGCACTTCAGGCCAAAGACTTGCTCTTGAAGAATCGCATGGATGTTGAGCAGATGCGCCAGGAAGCTGAAACACAGCGCACCATGATGAAAGAACAGGGCCGAACAAATGAGGCTCAGATTCGTGAGCAAAGTGATCGTGCTGAAATGCAAATGCGTGTTGAAGGCCAGGCACACGACACGGTTATCAAGACGCAGACGCAGCTTGAAATTGAAAGAATGAAAACTGAGATAGCTATTTTGTTGGCTCAAATGGACAGAGCGACATTAAGAAACGCCACGGCAGAAACAACTGAACGGGCTATTTGAATTTAAAAGATTTTGTGGTAGATTAACTACAACCTTACCCGTGAGGCACATGGGGTCAAATCGTTGGGAAACGTATGTCCGATAAAGAAGCAAGTCAAGTTTTGACAAGCGAGAATGCAGCAGAATTTTATGCAAACAGATTAGGTTTAGCTGAATCCCCTGCGGATACTGAGGCGGTAGAAGAAGAATCTGCCGAGCCAGAAGTCCAGGAAGATCAGAGTGAGCCGAAAGAGGCAGAAAAGGAAGCAAACCAAGAGGGTGAGCGTAAGCAAAATCCTAAACTTGAAAAGCGGTTCTCAGAGATAACCAAGCAACGTGAGGAAGCTAGGCAAGAAGCCCAGCGGGAACGCCAAGCAAGGTTAGACCTAGAACAGCGTTTGGCGGCACTAGAGCAAAATAGACAGCCTGAACAGGCTTTCAACGTTGATCAAGAGCCACAACCAAGCCAATTTGCTGATGCGTTTGAATATGCGAAGGCTCTAGCAGAGTATTCGACAGAAAAGGCGTTAGCAGAACGGGACAGGCAAGTTGCCCAGGCTAGAGAGCAAGAAGCGCAGCAAAAGATTATCCAATCTTGGGCGCAGAAAGTTCAAGCAGCCAAAGCAGAAATGCCCGATTTTGATGACCTGGTAGCAGCAAGTGACGTAGTTGTAAACAACGCAGTCCGAGATGCAATTTTAGAGAGTGATGTAGGCCCAAAAATCCTGTATCACCTAGCTGAAAACAATGACCTGGCAAAGAAAATCGCTGGTTTAAGCCCAAATGCAGCGCTTAGAGAGATTGGGAAACTAGAAGCAAGGTTTGAGGCAAAGCCTGAGACTAAGCAGACAGCCCCTGTTGTTAAAAGTAAAGCACCAGCACCGATTCAACCGATTCGTGGCGGGGCTGGACAACCTGATGTACCGCTATCGACTGATGGAAATTGGCATGGCACATATCAGGCTTGGAAGGCCGCACGCAAATCGGGAAAAATTCGGTAAACCTAATCTTTTTGGAGTAACTAAAAATGGCTAATAATTTATTGACGATTAGCAAGATCACAAACGAAGCGTTGATGGTCTTGGAAAATGAACTGACTTTCACATCGGAAGTTGACCGCAATTACGATGACCAATTCGCTGTCGTAGGCGCAAAAATCGGTAACACCGTTAACGTCCGCAAACCTGGTCGTTTTATCGGTACTACTGGCCCAGCTTTGAATGTTGAAGATTTCAACGAGACTTCAGTTCCCGTGACTCTCAGCACTCAATTCCACGTTGACACACAATTCACAACACAAGACTTGGCTTTGTCCTTGGATATGTTCTCTGACCGTGTGTTGAAACCCGCTATTGCAGCAATTGCCAATAAGATTGACCGTGACGGTATGTCTATGGCTACCCTGCAAACTGCCAACATCGTTGGTACAGCTGGCACACCCCCAACTGGCTTGATCACTTATTTGACAGCTGGTGCTTACCTTGATTCTGAAGGCGCACCCCGTGATGGTCGTCGTTCATGTATCGTTGAGCCTTTCACAAGCGCAACAATCGTGGACAGCCTGAAGGGTTTGTTTGTTCCCCAGGAAGCAATTGGCGAGCAATACCGTAAAGGTTTGATGGGCCGTGACTCTGCTGGTATGAACTGGAAGATGGATCAGAACGTTGTAAGCCAAACCTTTGGCTCATTCGCTGGTACTGCTGTCTGTTCTACTACTGCTGCTGCGGGTTTCCTGACTTCTGGTTGGGCATCCTCTAGCACCATCACATTGACTGCAACTGGTACAGTTTCTCTCAATGCTGGTGACACATTCCAGATCGCTGGCGTGTACGCAGTTAACCCCCAGAATCGCCAGGCTTACGGCTCTAACAAGCTGCGCAATTTTGTTGTGAAACAAACTGTGACTGGAACTGATGGCACTTTGTCTGTTGTTGTTAGCCCTGCTGTGATTACCGCTGGTCAATTCCAGAACGTGTCAATCCCAACAACTAGCACCACAGCTGCTGTGTCTTTCTTTAACAAGACTGGTACTGTTTCCCCACAAAACATCATCATGCACCGCAATGCGTTCACATTGGCAGTAGCCGATCTGGAATTGCCTGAAGGCGTGCATTTTGCTGGTCGTGCAAGCGATAAGGAAATCGGTTTGTCAATGCGTGTTGTGCGTCAGTACACCATCAACAATGACTCCATTCCCACACGTTTGGACGTCTTGTATGGCTGGGCGCCTCTGTACCCTGAATTGGCTTGCCGAGTGGCAGCCTAATGGTCTATGGGCGGCTAATCACCGCCCGTTCTAAACTAAATTTAAGGAAATTATCATGAGCAATCCAGGCCCAGCAAGTACCACAACGATTCACCCAAGCAATTTGGCATCTAACCAGGCTATTCGCCTGTTGGGTGTTGCTACTGGTGTGAACGTTAACGCCACAGGCGATCAAGCGGTCATCGCAATCAACAACTCCACAAACTACTCTGTTAGCAATGTGGTTTTCACTAACGCTTCAATTTCATTGACAACTGCTTTGGCGGGTCTGTTTACAGCCCCTAGCGCAGCTGGTACTGCTATTGTGGCTAATGCTGCTTTGTCAGCATTGACAGGCTCAACCGTTGTGTCACAGCGCACCGTTGCTTCTACCGCCACTCAATCAGCCCAAAATCTGTATTTGAACGTTGGTACAGCACAAGGCGCAGCCGCCACAATGGACGTTTATGTCTATGGCTACGACTTCAGCACATTCAGCTAAATCCTGATGTGATGTGAGAAAGAGCCACTCTTAATAGGGGTGGCTTTTTCTTTATTTGACGTTACAATTTAATCATTCTCTAAAGGAATCATCATGGCTCTCCAAACGACAATTTTGCGTGGAAACATCTCCAACGCATTCGTTATGGGTGTGACTTTTACAGCCACAACCGTTGCCTCCTCTGGCGCTTCTAAGACTGTTACCGTTGCTGGCCTGAAGGTTGGTGATGCTGTCCAGGTTAGTTTGCCAGCTGCCCAAACAACTGGTGTTGGCATTGCCAATGCTTACGTTTCTGCTGCTGACACTCTGATTGTTCAGTTCACAAATGCAACAGGCTCAAGCGCTTCTGCTGCCGCTGGTACATATACCGTGGTTGTGAATCGTCCTGAGTATTTGCCACTTGATTCAAACGCTGTTTAATCATGTCAAATACAACAGTATTTAGAATTGCAGGGGTCACAACAGCCATTTCGGTTGGTGCGACTTCAACAATTGCTATTCCAATTACTACCAACACCAATGACCAGGTTAACTATTGCTCATTCATTAACACGGGTGCAACCTATGTTTCGGTGAATATTGGCGATACTAACGTGGCTGCTGCCGTGTTGCCTGTAAGCGGGTCAACCACAGGAAACTTTGTGTTACCCGCTTCTATGACAGTTCCAATTGTCCTGGCTGTCCCTGCTACAACCTTTTACGTTCGCATGATTGGTTCAGCCTCTGGCCCATCAATCGTTTATGTGACCCCCGTTGGCGATCAAAGCTAAAGGAAAAAACCCATGTCAAGCACTAATTCTGTTGCATATACATCATCTACAAATCTTGTCCCTGTGCAAGCTGAGTTCAATTCAGCTGGTGTTTGCGTGGGTTTGGTTGGCCCAGGCGGGGCTTATTTCAGCCCCCCTCTTACTGGCACAACCATTGATAACACCGTCATTGGCGGCATAACCCCTGCGGCTGTGACTGGCACAGACGTTTATGCGTCTGAGGAAATCGGTTACAACGCCTCTGCCCAGGGTACGGTTACCCAGGCCACAAGCAAGTCCACAGGCGTGACATTGAACAAATCCTCTGGTCGGATCACAATGAACAACGCTTCATTGGCAGCTGGCGCAACGGTTTTGTTTACCCTGACAAACAGCACTTTGTCTGCTAAAGATGTGTTGATTGTGAATGTGGGCAGCGGTGGCACTTCAGGCGCTTACTGGCCTTACGTTGCAAACGTGGCTGCTGGTTCTGCGGTTATCGGTGTTTACAACAACACAGCTAGTCCATTGGCTGAAGCTATCGTTATCAATTACGCTATCATTCACGGGGCATAAAACATGGCTGACCCCGCCACAACGGTAGATCAAAACATTCTGCCTGTTCAGGCGCTGTTTAACCTTGATAATTCGTTTAATACGTTTATCGGTCAGGGTCAGCCTTTCTACGCCACAGTCAACCCGTCCCAATCGGGTCTGAACATTACGAATAGCACAATTAACAGCACCACAATCGGTGCTACTGTGCCATCTACGGGTGTTTTTACAAACATTTTGGCAACAACAGGGCAAGTCACAACTACCCCAAGTGGCAACACAGACATTGCCAACAAACAATATGTTGACGCTGTTGCAGCAGGGCTAAACCCCAAGCAAGCGGTCAAATGCGCCACAACTGCGTCAATCACGCTGTCTGGCCTCCAAACAATCGACACTTACACCACATTGGCGGGTGATCGTGTTTTGGTTAAGAATCAGGGAACATCGTCAGAGAACGGCATTTATGTGGCTTCTGCATCTGCGTGGACACGAGCCACAGACATGGATGTGTGGGCAGAAGTGCCAGGCGCTTATGCGGTTGTTCTATACGGTGGTCAGGCTCAAACTGCGTGGGTTTCCACTTCATCTGACACGGGAACAATCAACGTCACCCCGATCACGTTTGTTCAGTTTGCGGGAAACAGCACATATTTTGCGGGAACGGGTTTAAGTCTAGCAGCAAATACGTTTTCAATTACAAACACAGGCGTGACAGCTGCGTCCTATGGGTCTGCATCTAAGACCTTGACAGCGACAGTCAACGCACAAGGCCAATTGACCGCCTTGGCAGACACAAACATTGCCATTGCAAACACTCAAGTTTCTGGCTTGGGAACAATGTCCACTCAAAATGCTAATTCTGTGACTATCACGGGTGGGACGTTAGATGGGGTTACGATTGGTGGCACGACTGCTGGTGCAATAACAGGCACAACCATAACCGCAACCACTTTTAATGGCGCAGGGACGGGTTTAACGGGTACTGCAAGCGGTTTATCCATTGGTGGGAATGCTGCCACAGCGACAACTGCAACAACGGCTACAACTGCCACAACCGCAACAAATTTAGCGGGTGGTGCAACGGGTTCTGTGCCTTACCAAAGCGGTGTGGCAACAACAGCAATGTTGGCTGCTGGCTCAAACGGTCAAGTTTTAACCCTAGCAAGCGGTGTTCCATCTTGGGCAACCCCCACAACAGGGACTGTGACTTCTGTCAGCGGTACAGGGACGGTTTCAGGAATTAGCTTGTCAGGAACGGTCACCAGTTCTGGAAGCCTGACATTGGGTGGCAGTCTTGATCTGTCATCACCTCCCGTTATTGGTGGAACAACACCCAACACAATCACAGGCACAACGATCACGGCAAACACAAAGTTTGTCAGTTCATATTTTGACGCTTCAGGCTCTGGCGGTGGTTCATTAAGAACTGCAAGTGGAACGGCTGTGTTGCAATGGGGTGCGGGCGGTGGAACGAATCTAACGCTTGACGGTGCATTCAACATGAATCCCGCCAACTCAGCAATTTCTATTGCGCCAACAGGCACAGGAACGCTGACGATCAACCCCGCCACAGCGGGAACGATCAACGCCATGTCAATTGGTTTGACAACATCGGCTGCGGCTAAGTTCACAGACTTGAACTTGACAGGCACTTTGTCGGCTAATGGTTCATCAGGCACAACAGGCCAAGTGCTTCAGTCTAACGGTGCATCAGCCCCAACATGGGTGACCCCAACTGCTTACGCAACGGTTACTGATGACACGACAACCAATGCAACCCGTTATCCGCTGTTTGCAGCCGCTACAGCGGGTAATTTAACGACTGAGTATGTCAGCTCTACCAAGTACCAATTTAACCCCTCTACAGGCATTCTGACAGCTACAGGGTTCAGCGGTTCAGGTGCTAATCTGACAAGCATTCCAAACGCGGCATTGGTTAACTCAAGCGTCACGATTGGATCAACCACAATTGCCTTGGGTGCGTCATCTACGACTTTGGCGGGGCTGACTTCTGTCACATCAACAACCTTTGTGGGTGATCTGTCGGGTAATGCAACAAGCGCAACGACAGCGACAACTGCAACAAACGCAACAAATGTGGGCGTGACCGATAACACGACAACGAATGCAACCTATTACCCAACATTTGTAAGCAACACAACGGGTAATTTGCCGATCACGGTTTCATCCACAAAGTTAAAATACAACCCAAGCACAGGCGCATTAACCGCCAATCAGCTAATCATTGCACCGTAAGGAAACATCATGGGAACTTTAGTCTTTCAGGCAACACTAGGCGGTGCGGTCAATATCATTGGCCCAAACATTGCCTCAACCATTAACTTTACCCTCCCAAGCGCTGATGGCTCAAGCGGTCAGACTTGGACAACCAACGGCAGCGGGGTTTTGTCATTTGGAACGTTGGGAATTGGTGGTGGCGGTACAGGCCAAACAACTGCGACAGCTGCGTTTAATGCTTTAGCCCCTAGCCAAACGGGTAATTCAGGCAAATATCTGACCACAGACGGGACTAATACGTCTTGGGCAACAAATGCGGGTGGTGATGTAGTTGGCCCATCATCTGCAACAGATAACGCCTTGGCACGTTTTGACACGACTACTGGCAAACTGATTCAGAATTCTGTTGGCATCTTAAGTGATGCGGGTGTGTTGACTGGCTTGACTGGCCTCACATCGTCTGGCTCAATCACTTTTTCAGGATTGACTTCTGGGCGTGTCACATACGCAAGCACAGGCGGTTTATTGACTGACTCAGCTAACTTGCTTTATAGCGGTACTGACTTGACTGTTTATGGCGTAACTGTAGGCCGTGGTGCGGGTGCTGTATCTACCAATACTGCGGTGGGTGCTGGTGCTATAGCCGCAACTGCTACTGGAATTAGAAACGTAGCTGTTGGTAATACTGCACTAACTGCTCTTACATCTGGAAATAATAATGTTGGAGTTGGTTTTCAAGCTGGAGCTGGAATTACTTCTGGAAGCCAAAATATTGGACTTGGTAGTTTTGCACTTAGCTCAAACACAACTGCCAATAGCAATGTATCTATTGGTTATGCTTCACTTTTATTCAACAGCACAGGATCTAACAATACTGCACTAGGCGACTCTGCCCTGTACTCCAACACCACAGCATCAAGCAACACCGCTGTAGGTTATCAGGCGGGGTATAGCAACACTACAGGCGGCGTAACTGCTTTTGGTTATGGTGCTTTGTATGCCAACACCACAGCAACCGCCAATACAGCGGTAGGCTTGCAGGCTAGTTATCAAAATACGACTGGCGCTTATAACGTTGCTCTTGGTCAGCAGACGCTTTACACCAGCACCACGGGTTCTAATAACACTGCACTTGGCTATGCCGCACTTTACCTAAACACTACTGGATCCAACAACGTTGCTATTGGTGGACTTGGTGGTTCGGCTACTTCGTTAAACTCAAATACAACTGGCTCAAACAACGTGGCTGTTGGTAATGGGTCATTAGGGTTAAACACTACAGCATCTAACAACACGGCTGTAGGTTATCAGGCGGGGTATAGCAACACTACTGGTACAAATACTGTGGCAATTGGCTATCAAGCAGGATTCAGTAATTCAACCAGTAACAACAATGTATTTA